ACAGAAAAAACGGCCAGCTGTACGAATACCTGAATCAGCTTGCGCGACGGATGCGGAATGTACGTGTGTGCTGCGGCGATTGGCTGCGCGTACTCCAACCCGCCGTAACCTGGGCTGGCGAGGAGGGTACTCAGCAACAAACCTGCGGGATATTTCTCGATCCACCATACTCGAGCGAGGCGGGACGCGACATGAACATTTACACGCACGATGACGGCGACGTAGCACACGCCGTCCGCGAATGGTGCATCGCCAACGAATCGAATGCACTTATGCGGATCGGACTGTGTGGCTACGCGGGCGAGGGTCACGACGAACTCGCCGCGCGCGGCTGGTCGAAATTTTCATGGAAATCGGACGGCGGCTACGCGTCAGCCAGCGCGAACGAAACGCGCGGCAAGGTCAATCGCCATCGCGAAACGATATGGTTCTCGCCGCATTGCCTGAAAGAGACCCAAAGCAAATTTGAACTGACCTAATGAGACAAACGCCAAATGTAACTGGAATGAAAACGCCACCCATTTCGAGTGGCGTCCCTGTTTTCATCATCTTACGTTCGGCATCCCCAGCAACTTGGCCTGCGGATTGATTTCTTTGACCTCGCGCGTAAACTCGAACGATGCACCGACGTACGGCACGCCGCGTACGATAGCGTGACCCAATTTCAGTGCGCCGAACTGCGTCAGGAATTGCAGAATCGCGCCGATGGCGGTCGCGAGATACGCGGCCTTCGGATCGAATCCCGGGATGAGCGTAGGCATATTCAGCACCTGCGTCACATACAACGCGACCAGAAGCAACAGACTTTCGCCCGCCTGAATCAGCGGCTCGTTCTCTGGTGTGACGATGCCTCGTAGTTTGCCGATGTTGTTGACCACCACGAACAGCGCGGCGAATCCAACCAGACCCGGCAACTGACCGAACAATTGTGTGAGTAATTCCATTTCGATTTCTCCTTATAGGAATGTGGACAAAAGCCACAACGCTAGCCCCAATAAAACCGGACTGCCGAACAGCGACACGCCGAACAGACCCAGGATGAACACGATCAACGCGGCGAGTCGGCAAATAAACGATCCGTTGATTTGCATTGTCTCATCACCTCCTCATCTCAAAATTCTCAACGCGAACGCAACGAATATCAGTCCCGCCATCGCCGCGCAGAATCCCAACACAATCTTCATCCTCCAGTCTGGCTCACTCCGAAACGCCAGCACCGATAGGAACCCCGCGAGAAACAGAACTACCATATAGAGCGTGGTCATGGATACGCCCCACCCACATGCCCGCCCTTCGGCTGTGTCGGTTGCACCGGCGGCGGTTGAGGCGGCGCGGAGGTTGCCGGGACTGAAGTAGGCGGAACAGACGTTGCTGGGACCGCGGTCGGCGGCTTGACCGTTGCCGGTATTGCTGTTGGCGGTTTTGCAGTCGGCGGAATCGCGGTCGCGGGAATCGGCGTTGGTGGGACTGGAGTCGGAGCTGCCAATTGAACTGTAGGCATTATGACGGAAGTCGGAACAATCGGTTCAGTTGGTTTGGCCAATTGAATCGTCGGAATCACACCTGACGTGGGAATCGCGAGCGCGGGAACAGTCGCGAGCGGCGCGCCAATCGAGAATGTAGAAGGTAACGTACTGCCTGCTGGTACGTTCGTCGCGAGAATCAGTGCCGTCGGTGTGATCGTCGCAGTTACCACCAAACGACTTACTGGCGTCCCAGTCCGTGGCGGCACAGTCAGCGTGGCAAGCGCGCGCGTGGGCGTGTCCACAAAGAAGATTGGCGCATGCTCCGTCGGATAAACTCCCGGCGTGCCAGGAACTATGACGTTGACCGGCGTACGCGTGGTCACAGCCGAGAACGGCAGAATGACCAGGAATACCATCGTCGCGATGCCCGCGCCGACCAGCGCGAACGCGGCATTAGTCGTCCACACATTGCGCCGCCGCTCGACGACAATCGTCACCGGAATACGCGCCAACAGCACGCGTCGCGCCCGCTGCCACTGATGCACCGCCAAGCCAATGCACAGGTAGACAATCACGAATGAGAGAGGTGTCAGAGCGATATCATTCATACTAAAGTTTCCAATAGATGTTTCCTATGTGGAGAGAATGAATAATGCCATGACCACATAGAAATGTCCAGGACGCTTCTTTGATTCCTCCAATCCACCGGTTGCCATCTTGTCTATGAAACAGGTATCGGAAGTAAACGGTCCTAATTACCGGATAAAGCAAGCGCCAGATATGCTGACCCACTTTCCAGGAAACTCTCTTTTTCCATCTCACAAAGCCAGACCGATCTTGATACGCGCGCGCCTCATCATTTACCATAATACACCCCAGTTCACTTTTCCAATTCCTGCAAACTTTTCGCCATTTGTCCGCGCGCGTCCGGGTCTGAAATGAGCATTGTCAGAATCACGGTCTGTTGCGTCAACAGCGCGGTCATGCGCTCGTGCTGGTCACCCAACCGATTCTGATTCTGCAACGACTGCTGCAATGCCGCGCTGACATTCTTCTCTATACCCATTTGCAATTCCCCGAACTCTTTGACAATCGTCACCGTTAGCGTATTAACCTCGCGCGTGAACAGGAACAACACAACCGCGAGCACAGGAATGCCCAGCGCGACGCCTTTATCGAGAATCGCGATTAAGAACGCATCCATATTTTACGACCGTTTGCCTTTGCGCGCAATAGTAGTCCTGGCATGATTGCGCTCACGAATCATCCGATCAAATTCCCCCAAGAGCCGCGCGTCGTAGTAACTTTTATCTTCCTGCATCTCCGCGAGCGCCTGAATCGCGGTGAACGCAGGCCGATAGGGTCGCTGTGCCGTCATCGCATCGAACGTGTCCGCAATGCGCACGATGCGCGCGCCGAGCGGAATCTGACCGTCGCGCAGTTTGTCCGGGTAGCCCGTGCCGTCCCAGTTCTCGTGATGATGAAGTAGAATCTCGAGTACCTCACGCTCATGCACCACCGGCGAAATTAGTTCGTAACCCATGATGGGATGCCGCTCGATCATCTCCCGTTCCGCGCGCGTGAGCGAACTAGGTTTATTAATCACGGAATCGGGAATGCCCAACTTGCCAATGTCGTGAATCAGCGCGCCCGCACAGAGAAATCGCAATTGAGCCTTCGGCAATCCGATCCGCTTTCCCAGCGCAACGGCCAAATTGGATACATGCTGACTATGTCCATGTAAGTAGTCGTCATGTATTTCCGTCATGTGACTCAAAACGGAGTAGAAACTCTCTGGAATCTTGCCGATGAGCTTGAGACGTGACTTCATTTACCTCTATGGCTTTTGCACCCAATGCACGTTGCCCCAGTCCTCTTTCCTCACGTAGACGATTCCCAGGTTATACACTTGCCCAACGTAAACTTCAGAGCCGACAAGGAACTCGAACTCATCCGACTGCGGATAACCCAAGCCATTCTTCTGCGCGAACTTGTAGAGCGCGCCATCCGTGTTAATGGGCATCCATGATCTTGCTTTAGCCTCGCGAATTGTTGCTTGCTCGACCGTCTCACCTGGAACTGGCTGTGCGGGCGGCGAGATGTAGACGAATTGGATGTAATACGATACGTGGTAATTGACCGGCAAGCCAATGCCTAGAACCTTGTCGCTCGGAATTCCCTTGTGCTCGACCCAGGTGAAGTACGGACCGCGCTCGCGTCCGGGACGCGAGCCATCCGGGAAAAACGTCGCGTTGCTGCCCTGAACGAATCGGATCGCGCCGCCTTCACGCGACGGCAGCCAATCCACAATATCTACAGTCCCATCGGATAGCATCGTGTCGAAATGAATCAGGCGACCCATCTGCGGAATGCCTCGTTCGTCAATGATGCCAACGTAAACCTGAACGTCATTCTTCCCTTCAGTCGGATCGAGACCGCGCACATAACGAACTTTGTAGCCATACGCGAAGCCACTGTCCACAATTTTGATCCAGGTTGCGCGCGGGTCGATTTCCACATTCATTTCATTCATCCCCTCATCTCAATATTCATACTCCAGCTCGAAAAATGCGCGCTTCCCACTTGCCGCTGCCCACCCATTTAGAGCTGCGTCTGTGTTCAAAGTGATGGTCGTCGAATTGGTTAGAATTGTTACGACACCGGGAACGGTTGAGCCGGTTCCGTTATTGAGATACCTGGCAATGATTTGCCTCGCGGCATAGTCAGCCCGGTTCGATGAAACCACCGGCGCAGTACAAGTAAAATTCGTAGAGTTGCTAGTACCACTAGTATTCTCTGAGTAATGGACATGGCAAATCTTTCCAATCACCCAGAAACGGTATTCGACGTTCGTCGGCTGGACACTAAAGCCCTGCGGATTCGCCGCAAAGTTGAACCAGCCCGGATAATCCGGAGGATCACAGTATGAAAATTGTATTGCAGTAATCGCCGCATTATCAACGACATAATCCGTATTGACAAAAACCGTAACGGTTGTGTTTCCACCTCCAAAAGTGGAATCGGTCGCACTGACGAAATATTTCGTGCCGGAGTTCGTGCATTTGATGCGCGTCCCTTTTCTGATGTATGCAGTGAAATCACCGACGACAGTGAACGTAGAAGCACTTGCATAGGTTCCAGTTCCCACGCCCAAGTTACGCCATGCCGGGACAGCAGAATCCTGCGTATGCAGAACATCTAAGATTCGCTTCAGCCGTTCAATCTCGCGCCACAATTCCTGTTCAGACTGCATTAAGACTCACTCCGCAAATTAATGTCTACACGCTCGACACTTCCAACGACTGTCACCACGATGGCATCGATTCGACAATCCACGGTCTCACCCAGGTAAACCGCCGTGATGTAATCCCCAAAGTTAAAATCGCGTCCGTAAACTTTCGTCGCATCGACCCATTTTGCGGAGAATAGATTGCGCGGCCGCCCCTCACGCAACGCCGCTTCTGCTGCGTCTTGCACCTGCGCGCTGGTCGTCACGTTGCGCGCGTCGGCGAAAACCTCACGGCGATTGAACGGCGATGCGCCGATGCGTCCGGTGTCGCTCGCGACCTGGATATCGCGTAAGGTATTCTCACCCTGGCCGCCAGCGTAAACGTAGGTCGTCTCTTGCCGCCAATCCGTGTAACGCGATACGTCCGCCAAGTCCCCGAATTCTAACGAGAAAATGACCGCGCCCGCTGCGCCGGATGGATAGCGGTGATCCAGTCCCCATTGCTGCAAGTTTGTTCTGAATTCACATTCCCAACCTTGATTCAGCGGCACGATCCCGAAGTAAACGGAACCCGATTCGCTTGTCTCGTGGCTTGCGTCCGAGATTTCCTGTAGAACGAGTAGGACATTGCGATACGCGAACGCTTTGCTGATGGAATTTCCCAACCCCACATCGGCCTGCACCGTCAACCCTCGCGACGAAAGATCACGCGAGGTATCACCGTTCAGATCCGTCGCGCCCGAGCCAATGTTTTGCCGTACGATCGCTTTCATCATGTCGTCGGCCTGGTCGGTCTTGTCTGCCTGCGCGCTCCCGGCGAAATAGGCCACGATGCGCGAATCCAGCAAATAGTTCAAATCCATGCCCGACATGACGAAATAGACCTGGTCATTTTCCGCTTTCTTTTCGACGTATCGCACGAATCCAACGAAATCGATGGCGCGTACGCCGTTCGCCGGCTTGCGCCAAATCACGATGCGTGTGTCCTGTTCAATCACCGTCTCGAATTCGAGCGTTATTCCCGGCAGGAAAGGCACCAGAGGTACAATCTTAAGCGCGTTGACTGGAACTTTGAGGGTGAACGCGCCTACGGCGTTGACCACTTTGGTATAGGACAGTTCCGCAAACTGTTCGATGAAGGCAATCGTCAGCCCGTTCGCCGGATGCAGAAACCAGATGGAAAATTCCGCGCCCACTCACATTCCCTCGTCGATGCTCAAGTACGCGTCGCGCCATTCTACTTTCGCGGTCGCGAAGAAAACCACGATATCGGAATCGGCGGCAACGCGCGCGTCCACGGTGATTGTCCCGCCGAGCCCGCTCGCGTTATCCGGCAGAACGGTTTTCGCCCCGTTGGTGTTGTAGCTGGCGGTGTATCCGACGCGATGCGTGCGCGCGGAATCGTCGTAGAGGTTCACGCTGTAGAATCCGCCGCCTTGGTCGATGATGTTCGCGTACATTCTTCCGCCGGCGTCAGTGTTGGATGGCGTGATGCCGGTGATGCTCGACCAGCCGCTCAACTGGTTGTTGTTATCATTCGTTTCCGTTGGCGTCGTGCCAGTCATCATGAGCGCGACTGTGTTCAGCCCATCCGCCGCGATGGGGTCAGGTTCCAGCGCCCACGTCGAAAAATCGGAACTGGGAATGAGCGGCGTGTAGGGGAACAGGTTGCCGCGCCAGTCACTCACGATGGACTTGTTACCGGCGGTCAGGTCGATGGTGACGGTCTCGCCGGCATTGATGTAGAGGTTGAACGTCATTGTTTTCGCGCTGTCCGTGTTCTCGATCCATTGCAATGTGCCAGGGCCGGTGAGGGTGAAAATAGGAAAGGACTCAAAATCACCATCAATGTCAATCCCAGTGGATGTTGGGCTTGATACAACTGCTGTCCCGGTGGTGTCAAAGCCCACGTAAAGATTCGCACCGAATAATCCGATAGCATAAACAAGCGGAGTACCCGGAAAATCAATATCCAACTGAGCCCAACTTGTTCCATTCCACACGGCAACACGGTCAGCCAGCGAAAGTCCTCCTGCAGAAGTGAAGAGTCCACCGGCATACAATAGTCCATCCGAAGAAACAGCCAGAGACCAACAAGCTGCGTTGACACCGGAGCCGAGAGGTGTCCAAACAACACCATTCCATTTCGCTATATTGTTGGCAGAAACACCGCCGATTGTTGCAAAGATTCCACTTGCGTAAATGGTTCCATCTGGATGCTCTGCAAACTTATAGACATCAACTGCATTTGTATTACCGACGCTAGCCCAAGTTGTCCCATTCCAAGAGGCAAGTCCATCCGTGTTGGCAACGCCGCCCATCGAGGTAAAATCTCCACCAGCATAAAGCGTTCCACTTTTTGCTATAAGAATTGCTCTCACGGCATTGTCCGCCCCGCCGGTTCCTAGAGCCGACCACGCACTGCCGTTCCAGCGAGCAATTCGGTTTGCCCCCACGCCGCCAATTGTGGTAAACGTTCCCCCGGCGTAAATGTCCCCCGTAGTTGGATGAACAGCCAGCGCGCGTGTCGAGCCATTCGGAGCAGTGCCAGTTGTATTCCAAGCTGCTCCATCCCAATAGTCCAAGCGATTGGTTAATCCCCCGGCATAAACTTTTCCATCTGGCCCGATTGCAATTGTAAGTACATTTGTTGCAAACCCCGCCGCTAAAGCCGACCACGTACTACCATCCCATTTCGCAATTCTATTTGCTGCTACGCCACCGATACTTGTAAATGCACCACCTACATATACATCGCCATTCGGAGCAATCGCCATAGTATAAATATCACCATTTGCCCCGCCGCCCATCGAATTCCATAGTCCGTTGATCTTCCCGGCGATATATGCCACGCTCAGGTTCTGATACGTGGCCAGGTTGGCGGATTGATCCGCGGCTCCATACCACAGCGGATCGTACGCCACGAGCCGCACGACCGCGTTCTGTTTCGTCTCTTCCGTCCCCACGTCCTGGGTCGTCGTGGACAACAGAAATACGTTCAACTCGCGAACCCGTTCGTTGAAAATAAAGCGAAATACGGACGGCGCGGGCGGATCATCCAGCGTCCGATTCCAACGCAATGCCTTCCACAAGCGCGCCCGCAACTCGTGCAACTCCGTGCGCGTTTTCGCGTTCAGTACGCCCGTGATCGTCACCACGCGCGGCTGAATCGAAATACTCTGCAAGAGTGCGCCAGGTTGCCGATACAAAACCTGGGTCTGATGCTGAATCGGCGGCAGTTCCCCACCATCGAAGAACCCGATGTCTACCGCATAATTCGGCGGCGCGAACTCGAACGTCCAACCATCCGGCGTAACGATCTCATAGCGTGGATTGTGAACGGTCGGGTTAGGCATGGTTCCACTTCCCGCCATAAAGATAAGTGGGATGAAAACGATCCAGTGCATAAATCCACCTCATGCTATCCCCCACCCTGCGCGAGCGACTTCATAATCCCGAAATCGGAAATTAACGTCGAGGTCGGCGCGAGCGAACTGATATTCAGGTTGTAATAATTGTTGGTGATCGCGCTGGAATTGACGAACGAACTCCCAGCACCCGCTCCCGCAAATGCCGGCATGAGTTGCGACGGGAAAAGCCCACCGCCGGGGAGATAGTTTTTCCACGGGTTCAAGTCCTGCAAACCAAGCGGTCGCAATACGCTGTCCAGTGCATATGCCAGAATCGTACCGAACGCGTTCACCACCGCCTGGAGCGGCGCGATGATCAAACGATCTGCTAGTGCCTGCAAGATGCCAACCGCTGTGTTGTAAACCTGCAACAGGAAATAGCCAACGTCTCTGGCCGCGTTCATTGCGTTGCCGATCACGAACCCAATGGCATCGCGGATATTGTTCGGTGACAGAAACGCGAACTGCGCGGCAATTTGGTCACGAATCCCAGTGACTAGATTAATGATGGCGTTCATCACCGCACCGCCAACGTTCAGCGCGTTGTTGAGCGCAGTCGTGATGGCGTTGACAATGCTTGTGCCGACCGCCGACCAATTCAAATTTTGGATTGCGGCAATCGCGTTGTTGAACGGCGCGAGCAGCGTGTTGAGGATACTTGTGGCTTGATTGGAGATCGCGGTCAGGATCGCGATTAGTCCAGCGACGACAGTATTCCGCAAAATGTCCCATGCGCCGCTGAAGATGAGTTGAATGCCTGACCAAATGCCACTCATCATCTCCTGCCAGTCCGCGCCGGCTGCTTCCATATCTCCGCTCAATATATCCAGCGCGACCTTGACGATGCCTTTAATCGCCGACCACGCCACGGTAAATATCCCCTCGATTTGCTTCCACGCGCCACCGATGATTTTCTCGATTTCCTCGTGATGGTCTTCAATGAATTTCTGAATCGTGGTGACGATGGGCTTGATGATCTTATCCCATATGAAATCCCAGGTCTGCTGAATCTTCGTTTTGATATTATCCCACGCCTTCGCGAGTTTCGGCTGAACCTCGTCTCGGAATTTGTCCAATTCCTTGAAAATCTTGATGAGGATCGGCGCGATGATTTTCCATGCATCCTCAATGAACTTGGAAATTTGCTTCCAGGTCTTCGCCGCGTCCGCCTGGGTCTTTTTCTGCGTATCGATGAGACCGAACAGGAATTCACCTAACTTTTCCAGAATCGGCTTGATAATCTTCCACGCGTCGGAAATCGCCTTCGAGATTTTCGGCCAGTTCTCCTGCACTAACTTAATGATATCGCGAATGAATGGTATCAAGTTTTTCTGAATCCATCGACCCATATCAATAAGCGCAGGTAGCGCTTCTTCGATAATCCACTTGCCGATATCGCGTAGAGCCTGATTCAACGCGGGCGCATGTTCCTTAACCCAGGTTGAAAATGCCGGCAGAATGTCCTTCGTGATCACGGTTGTCAAATCTTTCAGGATCAGCAGAATCGCTATGCCGATTTGATTCCAAATGCCCTCTAAACTCGCGCTTAAATCTCGTTGCGCGATTTGCAAATCAATCGCCGCTTTGACCTGTTCATCAGTTAGCTTCAATCCCTTTTCATCAACGATTTGCAAAGCTTGTTTGATATCTATGTCTTGATTTAAGAAATCATGGAACTTACCACCCGATTTGCCAAATAATTCCATTTCGAGTGCGCTTTTTGCTGTTCCATCCTTCATTTGTTTAAGCGAGGACTGAATCTCTGGCAGAACTTGCTCAAAGGTTTTCAGATTCCCTTTAGTGTCAAAAGCACTGATTCCTAGTTTCTTCAGGGACTGTTCAAAGGGAGTCAACTCTTTTTTGCCAGTTTTCAGACGGTCATTAGCGGCATCCAGTCCGCGAATAAAAAAACCGAATCCCGATGAACCTTCTTCAACGGTCAAGCCAACCCGCTTCATCAGGAACGCCCAACCGCCGGCTTGCTCCGCGTTCAAGCCAAATTTATCTCCAAGCGAATCTAAATCATTCGCAATAGAATTTGTTACATCCAAGCCAGTCTTTGCAGCAAGAGCAAAGCCAGCAACCGCCGCTGCCGCCGCCGTGATTCCAACCGTTAGCGCGCCCGCCGCAATCGTCGCGACGGTTGACAGACCTGAGCCCAGCGCGGTGGAGGCGCGCTCCATTACTGACATACCCGTCGCGCCTTCCTGGGTTTTGCCGGTCGCCTGGTCAACCCCGCGTATATACGCCGCGAGTCCGCGTTGGAAATCCGCGTCCCGTAGGACAGCCTCTAAACCTATCTGTTCGGTTGCCAATTTACCGTTTACCCTTCAGATTACTTTTTCTCAATTCATCCTCGGCTTGCTGCGCGTCCCAGGATTCCATCCGCTGCCGCGTACGCCGCGCTTGGATGGCGTACGCTTTATCCTCTGGATTCCATTGGTCGAACTCACTCAACGGTATTCCCAGTTCGTTGGCGAGACTGGCTTGCTCGAACCGTGCCGATGCTTTCCACTTGCTCAACCGCAACGGCAGTTTCTTTATTTCCATCCCGCCCCAGTGAACGTCGAAACGATGCCTCTACTTGGTCGAGCAAGTCCTCCGGCACGCCCGAGACGCGCATCACCCCGACCACCATCGCCTGGTAATCCGCCACGCTTCCCAGCACCTCGGTTTGCAAATAGTGCATTCGTTTTTCCATTGGGTCTTGGGGGATTGCGATGCCAGCGAATTCCTGCTGCTTTTCCCAATCCGTATCGCTCGGCAACTCGACCGAAATCCCGCGCAACAAAATCAGGCGCATCAAACTACGCTGCGATTCGTCGTTCCAAGTTGTAAGTTTCGTTTGGAATTCTGACCACGCCGCGCGGTCCGCCTCCGTTTCCAGCGTCGTCCCGTCGTGCGCGTGGATTTCGGAATTGCCCGCGAGGGATTTCACTTCGTAGGTTGGCGGTAGGGGCTTTTTCGCGTTGAGCGAGGACTGCAACGCGTCGATCAGGGTCGCGATGCCGTTGAACGTCACTTTGACGCCGCGACTCGTGGTATATGTCCCCGACCCGTTCGTACCGAAAAGGTCTGACATGATTTTGCTCTCCTATTGAATTCCTGCCGAGAGGGACACGCCCGGAGAGCAACCAGCGCGCCCCCTCGGACAGGCTCACAAACTTTATCCCGAAACGCGAATCACAACGCGAATCTCGGATTACCCCGAAACGCGGATTACGACGCCGGTTCCGCCTTGCACTTCGCCAACCGCGAACGCCGTATTCTCATCGATTGCTACAACCGCATTCAGACCCAGGTTCGTCGGGGTCGTGATGCGTTCCCAGGATATCCCGCCGTCGAGGGTGCGGTGAATCGTTCCCACCGGCGCGCTCGTGTTGTGGATCATAAACCCGACCAGTTCATTCTCCGGCGCAAAGTCCGCGTCGCGCACCGTGCCAGTGGTTCCCTGGCCGGTAAATATGACGCTCGTCCACGTATCGCCGCCGTCGAGTGATTTCCACAATCCATCGCCGCTCGCGCCGACGATCAGCATGTCCTTCGACAGCGTTTCGAGCGCGAAAAGATTGTCCGCGGATGATGGGGACGTAACCGCGCTCCAGTTATCGCCGCCGTCAATGGTCTTGATGATGGTGTCCGTATTGCCAACGGCGTAACCGTTTAGCACGTCGAAGAACGACACGGCGTTCAACGGACGCGCCAAGCTCGCCGTCAGTGCGCTAGCTTGCGAAGCCCAACTCGCGCCGCCGTCACTGGAAAAATACACGCGGCCGTGACTCGTCGCGAACCAGATGTGCGACTTGTCCAGCGCGAACAGCGCGGCGGAATGGGTCGCGCCTTCCCAGGCCGTTGCGCCGACCGTGACGGTCGTCCACGTCGCGGCGTCGTTATCCGAGTACGCGACTTGTGCATTCCCGGCCTTTTGACCGCTCGCCACTAACAGGCGATACGTATCCTTGTCCACCTGGAAACGCACCGCCGAGAGAATGTCGCCACCAGTAAACGGTGATGGCACCGCGCCGGTCGCGTTCGCCCAGGTCGAACCCTTGTCCGTGGTGAGCCACACGTCCGCATCGCTCGGCGGCGAAGCAACTCCGCCGTCTGTGACAATGAAGCCGTTGTCGTCGCGCTCGACCGTTGGACCGCAGTCGCCGGCGCACTCATCGAGCATGTCGAAAACGATGTCATTCAGCGCGCGCGTTTCCGCAATCGTCTGGCGCACCGCCGTGATCTCGCGAATCTCGTAAATGCCCCAGTAGGACAGGTCGAGTACGCGCAAAACCTTGTCATCCGTTTCCATCTTGACGAGGTTCTGACGATTGCGATTCGTCACACGGGCATGATGCGCGATAGTTCCCCGAACATAGTTCGGGAAAATCCCGGCTTTGCCGCAGTTGCGCGTCATGGCGTAGAGCGCAAACGTGCAATTCTTCAGACGGTCGATCACGTCCGATTCCGGGAACATCAGCGCGGTGATATTGCTCGTCGCGAGCGCGGGCGCGGCGCGCGTCGAGCCGATGATGCGGGCGAGCCCATCCGTGCCGCGACAGTAGATCGGCGTCTGGTCACCGACGGGCGCGGGCAAGTCTCCCAGGTCGGCGCATCCGAAATACTCTGGCGCGGCGTCCGGGGAGAGTTGCAGGAATAGACTGCCCTCTGAAGATTTCAATGGTTCCGACATCGTAGCCTCCTCTACTTGATTCTGTGTCCGCTTTTTTCAGCGGCGATGGATAGTGCCTTTTCGATCGCGCGTGTATAGCGCGGCTGCCACTTTTTTGCAATCACTCTGGTAAAGTTTCTCGCTTTCGTCCCAGGATGCCTGACCTCTTTCGCGAATACCGGGTTCTTACCGGGCGATCCAGAGGTAGATTGAATCACGCCGACCTGGGTCTTCGGCTTGCCACCCGTTTTGAAAAACAATTGCTTGCCGCGTTTCCTGGGCCGAATGATATGTTTGCGCGTACCCTTTTCAACGTAACCGAAAATCTCGTCAGTCGTTGTGACCGAGGTCTGAACCTCACCACCTCCCAATCTGACCTCGCTCTCGAATTTCGGTCGATGCTTCCACGTCTCAACCGTCTTGATGTAATCAAGCAGCACGTCGCGGCGAATTTGCTCTGCGGCGGCGCGCACCTCGTCGCGGAAAATAGATGACTTAAATTTCGTCTTCGGCATGATGGCTCTAACCGCAATCATGCCTTTTCAATCCAATGCCATGTGCCAATGTGATTGCGATCCTGATCATCAAATCCGCAATCCTCAATTGGCATTATGCCACCTTGAGGTGGGAATATACATAACGCCACACTCCCTTTACTATCCAAAACATCAACTACAATTGCTGCAAGATGTTTTATACCACGTCCATCATGGTAATTTTTGACATAATGAACCATTCGACCGACTGTTAATCCTTCCATAGAATTCCTTTCACGCGAATGCCATCCCGCGCTGGAGTCTCATCGCGTTGGCAAACCGCCACGCAATCCACGCGCCATCGGACAATCCGAAGTCACAGTTCAGCCGTTCACTGGTCAGCGTCCCCGGTATCACGCGGTCGCGCGTCCACGCGTCGTTGGCGAATCCGCATCCACACGGTGGATTCGGCATCTTGGAATGCGCGAGCCGCACGACGGCATCCTCGGCTTGCAAGGTCATCGGATTGAGACCAGCTTTATAGTTCAGTCTTACGAGAGTTGGATTTTCACAGTAGCATGTCAGACAATCGGCTGTCCATGCTTCGCCGGAGAACGTCGCTGGCAAAACGTCCAACGTCCCCACCTCGCGATTGACGATATATTCGCACGCCGTCACGGAATACTCACCGCACGTTCCGCAGCACCCCGCGCAATCGCAATCGCACGTCACGGTCTGGCGGTGCGGCCAAATCAAGCCCGCCTGAATCGATGGGTCATTGTAGACTCGTTTCACATCCACGGTCGCAGTGTAAATCGTCGCATCGTTGTAATCCCAACCGTCGCTCGGATTGTTGAAATTCTCCGGCTTAATGAGGCGACACCAGGGAATCTGGATCGTGACGTTGCCGCCCGAAATCGAAACGTCACTGGGAACGATTTCGCGATTGCTCCCCGCGTAGTAGACTCTGATTTCCGATTCATCCGTGACCGTCGTCGCAACCGTAACAGACGCTGGGTCAGCCGCGTAATTGACCGCCGTTGCGCTCGCGACGACCGACGTATTGCGAAATCCCACGTCAAGCAACTTGCCCCAGCGCGTGTGTACGGGGAACGAATAGTATTGCTGCTCGTCGGTGAACCAACGCGGGCAAAGCGGATAGCCCGTGACGCGTTCGATTTCCTCCTGCGCCTCGGCGAGATAGCGCGCGATGCGCTTGCGCTGGTTCTCCGTCCAAATCGGATTGCATCCATCCGCTGGCGTTCCGTCGTTCAAGCCCCAGAACTGATTCTCATCCAGTTCGAGAATTTCCGCATAACGCGGGAGCGATATGCACGCGCTGGGTAACGCGAGCGGAATAACCGTTGAGACCCCGCCGCCCGTTCCGCCCGAAATGTCCTGTTCGATGCGAAACGTATCGCCGTTGTAGACGAACTCGACCCAGTAGTTGTAGGTTAGCCCCTGCGCGGGATCGGTGAACGTGTACTCGTAGTTTCCGACAGAGATATTGGTCAACGCCTGACCCGCTGCGACCACGACCGCGAGGTTATCCGTACGGCGCACGCCATAGGTTGCCGTTGGATCACGCAACACGACCGAAGTCGCGTTCGTCAGAATCGCGCCAACTCGCAGAGTGAAATGGATTGCCGTTGTACTCACGAGGTATGAATCTCCGTGATTTCAGCATTGAGCGTCACAATCGTGCCCGGTATTTCCGACACAACCTGCCATTTGTAATCTGCCGGGTCTGCGCCCGCTGCCGTAATGTGGATTTGCAACTCACCTAGCGTGTTCGTATGCGCCGCCGTCAGAGCCAGTTTATACAATCCCTTCGCGTTGACCGCATCGATTTCCGTAACAGTCGGCGTGATCAGACCCGGCGCGGCTCCAGCTTTGCTGGCGTAGATGGTCAGCCCGCCGGCGAGTCCGGTTTTGCCGGTGATGTGATCGGTTGAATCAATGACGAGCACCGTAATATCGATTGCGGTAGATTGTTTGAGATACCCTTCCATTAGCTCGGACTCCGTGACCCCACACGCCTTTGCAATGTGCGCCGCATTAGAATCACCCCGGCACCAGTCGAGGTGAGAGTTACCGGATAGCCGGTCAGACCATACACACCATTTGCCAAATTGAGCGCACGCGAGGTCAATAGTGAGTTTGGTTGACCTACGAGTGCATAAACACCTGGCTCTACGTTGAGCGCGCGCTCGGCTATCAGTTGCGCAATCTTTCCATCCAGCGTATACATTCCCAGGTTCACCGCGAGGGTCCGCGCGATGAGCAATGCGGCGTTCTGCCCGGCGATAGTGTACGCGCCCGGCTCGGCGTTCATCGAGAATGCCCCAGGCGTCCCAATCGTGAATTCTGCCGCAAAGCCGGTGAGTCCATACGCGCCCAGGAGCGCGGCGAGTTGCTTGTCCTGCAACAACGTGGCAATCTTTCCATCCAGCACGTAACTCCCCGCGCTCGCGTTCGTCATTCGCGCGACGAGCAACTCAGCCAACTGCCCGGCGAGACTATATACACCTGGGTCTTCAGATAACAACCGATCCGCGAGCGTTCCCGCCGCCGCGCCAGAGTCTACGTATGACCCCGCCGCGAGGTTAGCCATGTAGGTGCGGAGGAAGGTCGCGTCCTGTCCGCTAATGACGAACGATCCCGCCGCAACGTTAAGGTTGTAACCCTTTGACAGCGTTGCCGCCTGTCCAGTCTTGGTATATGCACCCGCCGCGAGGTTGAGCAAACTTGCTTTCAACGTGGTCGCCGCCACGCCGCCGAGTGCGAAACTGCCCGCGGCAATGTTGAGCGTGTAACCCGTTGATGCCAGCGCGACAGAGAACGCAATCAGGGCTCGCTCTTTCACGGTCGGTGATCCGCCCGCCTTCTGCCAGTCGAAATTAATTGCCCGCGCCGCTCCACTCGTCAGCGAGCGCAACGACATTAGGTGAAAAATGCCAAAGTTCGTGTTGGAATTATTTACATTGTCCGGCGCATCATCACCGTAGTTCGGGTCGCTGACCAATCCGCCGCCATCGGGATTGATTTGCAGGCGCGACACCACGCTGTCGGTCGTGAGGGGAGCGACCAGCGCGTTCGCCAGGATAACCCAATTGCCCGTCGCGCTCGGATTAGGCGAGAGCGTCTCGACGGTCGTCCACGATGGCGATGTGGCAGGCGTTGATGTTCCAGCAGTGTACGCCGCCGCGCTTTGCGCGAACTTTGACAGGTTCAGCGCGAAAATCCGGGATGAGATAACCGACGTACTCGCCGCCGATTGCGTTTGCAACGTGAACGTGTGCGATGCGTTGGTTGGAACGAACGCAACCCAGTACCCCACTGAGAACTGGTCGTCGGTATCCTTTGACAATCGACTGTCTGCACCGTAGTAAGTCGGACCGACTGAGTCCTCGATACGCAGAGAATGCGCCACACTCGCTGCACCGACGACGCTGACCGCGTGGCCGATGAGCAGCCAGCGATCCGACCCATTCGCCGTAAGTGTGACCGTCGCACGATTGGTGTAAGTCGCCGCATCAGCACCGTCTGTGGTGATTTCATTCCACTTAAAATCCGTGTTCTCAACGAAGTCATCGCTCAGCTTGATGGCGATGATGCGCGAGAACTGGTGCGTCATTACATTTGTGCCGTCTGAATTGTTAAACTGCAACTTCACCAATTCGGTCGTGCCGGGCTGCGTGAAGCGGTAGAGATATAATTGCGTCAACCGTACGTCCGTTGCCGTCATTTCCGTTGCCGAGACCGCATCGGTAAATTCGGTCGGTGTCGTGCCATGCACCAAGCGCGTGCCCGCCAACTGGGTTGATGTGCCTTTCATACTGATTATGGCAACGATGAGATATTCCTTGTTCGCGGTGAAACTACCCGCCGCGATGGTCGCGCCATCAACCCAGGTCGCGCTATTCGCTGTGTTCTCGGTTACGTTGACATTATCAAGGACTTGAGCATCAGCCATCTAAACTGATGGACCTAATCCGGTGATTTCCGTTTTGAGCGGAATCGGGTCAATGAGCATTTCGTAATGCTTGCGTTGGCAGACCTGGCATTGCCGCACGGTCATCGTTGCACCTTGCACCTTGTCTTCACGCTGCTCGATCACCGCGAGGTTATCGGGATTCTTGCAACACTCATTGACTTCGCTCATTTCCATCTCCCTTTATGCCAGGGTGAAGATCGTCCCAGGATTCGTATTGTTGAACTTGGCGGTAAATGTCTCGCCGTTATTGAGCGTGACCGTCGAGCCGTAGTCCCACCACGCGATCACTGGCCGTGTGCCCGCCGCGCCAGCGGTGATATTGTAGAGAACTACATAGCGGAAATTTGCCATCGCCGCCGGTCCCGCGGTCCACACCACCTGATTTGCGGCGAGCGTATACGTGCCGCCAGATTGCGAGTTGGTCGTGATGGTTACGCTCTCGCCATCTTCAGTATAGCCGTTGCCGGACGCAATTTCATTAATGTTGGAAGTGGCGATTAACTGATTAGGTGATGGAGTCGTATTCACATCGGCATCAGCGGCGTTGGGCGGTGTGGGTGCGCCGGGAACGAACAGCGACAGTTTGAGTGTATTGGTTGAGAGGTTGTGTACGCCATTCGCCAAATCCTCGACGAACTGGTTAAATTTATTGTAGGTTGCCATTGGTGATTACTCCTTCTCTAACTTTTGCAGTAGAGTCTGTGCGCCGGCGATTGCAAGCCACCATTCCCAATGATTGATAATAACTGCGCCCAGCAAAGCCAGCCAAAATCCGATGCACAACGGACATTGGACTCCGCGCGCGACCCAGTGCGATTGCTCGAAATGCGCGAACTTGCCAATGACCCAACCGCGCGATCGCGCAAACACGTCGAACAATCCGTCTTCGAGCGCGATCATTCGCGCCACGCGATACACCGCGAGCGCGGCGATGATGAACTCTATCACGCCGCAACCTTTTTTCGCGCGCGTATCGCCGTGACTTTTTCCTTGACGATCTCAGGCGGCGGAGTCGGCGCGAGCGGAACTGGCATCACCGGCGGAGCGACCTGCACCCGCCGCCACATCCCAGTCGATTCGAGAATCGTCACATCCTCCGGCAGCGCGTCCACGAATTTGAACTCGGCCATCAGTCCACCAGAATATGGATGTTTATTGGCGTAATACGTTACGGGCGCGGCGCGCGTGCCGATGAACTGCATCCGCACAAAACCATTTTTCTGTGCCTGGGACGCGGACACGCTCGCGCTCACCGCCTGGATCGAATTGCGCGCCTTGACGTTTCCGCCACAACAGGGAGTCATAGCCTTCTTTCCTCCGATGAAATCCTGATAACGGGACTTTATTTCCTTGACCAGTTCCGCGTGGCTCGGGCGCGCCTTGATGCTCCGCCGCCCGGCGAAATGACGATAGGTGACGAGAATTCGGTTGAGCGGCGTACCGCAGAATCCCTGCGTACCACAGCGCAAAAAGAAATCCCAATCCTCGAAGCCGATCATGGTCTCGTCGAACTGAATCGCGCGTGCGTCTTCTGTTGCAATCAGCACGCTGACGATGTGCTGCCCGCGCTTGAACCACGCGTGCGCGTCGTACTCCGGCGCGTCGAAATCCTGGGTCGTGCCGTCGGGCTTGACAACGTGCCAACCCGAGTAAACGTAACTCGTTTTGTTCTTGGCATATTCGGCGAGCATCAGCGTCAGCGCATCTGGATTGAGAATATCATCCGCATCGAGGAAAAAGACGAACGGCGCGCGAGCATATTTCAATCCGAGGTTACGCGCGCCGCCTGCGCCCAATTTCTTCGGCGCGGCAACGATGCGCGCGTACGGCGCGCCGGGGATTCGCTCGACCTCCTCACCGCTATCATTGACCACAATCGCTTCCCAATTCTGGAACGTCTGTGCGACGAGCGAATCGAGCGCATCAATCACGTAACGTGTGTGACCTTCGCCGAGCGGAATAATAACCGAAATCAGAGGATTCTCGCGATGGTAGACCTTCGGGCTTTCGACGGGCGCGGCGAACGGGATTGCGATATTACTGGGAATCCCCAACTGATTCGCGCGCAGTCGTTGCATCCCATCTTGGGCATTGTGCGCAGTCGCCCAGGGGAAATCCGCCGTCCAATCACCGTCAATATCTGGATAGGTTTTTCGCTCTGTTGCGCTCTTACCATCTGCGCGGAATCGCCATAGAATCGTTGTCTCTTCCGTGACTTTCATCGCGCGAAATCCGAACGAGGTCGCGCGACACCATAACTCCGAATCTTCGGCGCGCCACATCCGCTCGCGGTAGCCGCCGACCTGGGTCAGAACCTCACGACGTAGCATCGCGGCGTAGTGTAGCTGATTCAGGTGCGCCATTTGCGCGAGATAGTTGAAATGAACTGGGAAGGGATTCTTTTGCCGCGTCTGTCCATCCTCGGAAATCAGGTCGAGCGAGCCGTAGGCGATGTGCAAATTCGGATCGCGGTCGAGCGCGTCGGTCAAGAGCCTGAGCGCGTCGAGCGGTAACTGGTCGTCCGCATCGAGGTGGATGATGTATTTGCCGTTCGAGTTAGCGAATCCATAGTTGCGTGCGCGCGAGAGTTTCAGATTTTCGTCAGAGCGCAAGGAAATAAATCGTTTGTCCTTCCGCGCCCATTCCTTCGCAACCTTCGGCGTCTCATCCGCGCTCGCATCGTCCACCATGAGACATTCCCAATCCGTGAACGATTGCGCCGCAACGGAAGTCAGTGCATCCGGGAGATATTTGGCGAGGTTGTGGCAAGTGACGATAATCGAGACCTGGGGCTTAACGCGAAATCCGCGTAGAACCTCGGCATAGAGCATCGCGTACTGCTCGATCTTATCGCGCCACTGCCAGCGCGCTTCTACGTCCGCGCGCGCGTTCTCGGATAGCCGCTTGCGCTCGGCGAAACATTTGCGAACGCAATCCGCCAGCGCGTCGTAGTCTCCATAGTCCGCGAGATAGCCGGTCTCACCCTCGCGAATGATTTCGCGCTGACCGCCGTACCGCCAACCAGCAACAGGAACGCCGCTGGCTAATGCCTCCAGCGTGCCGATGCCGAACGTTTCCCGCGCGGTCGCGAGATAAACGCCGGCGTTTTGGACGTAAGGTTTCATTTGCGAGTACGGCAAGCGTCCGATGGTCTTGACGTTCGCGAAGGACTTGTTGCCGAGCGTCGAAAAGAACTGCACATCGGTCGTTCTCTCCGCGAGGTGAAACATCTCGTTCGGATCGCTCACCGCATCGTAACGCGGTTTGTTCCATAGAACGTAGCCGCCGTGATCCTGGGTCGGCTGCCACTCGGAAACCTCGACGCCGTGATGGATCGTTCGCACATCCTTGAGAATCCCACGGGAATACGCTAGTCTGACCCATTCGCTCGGCACGGTCACAGCGTCCGCGCAGACCAGCGTATCGATAACGTGCCGATTCCAATTCTCTTCGCTGTTCCACCACTTGTAATCCGACCAGTACATCCCGTGTGAGTGGGAAACGAACGGCGCGCCGGGTTTCAGCGGTCGCAATGTGCCATGTCCCGCCGTAATCTCGGCCTGCGCGATATCATCGACCAGCTCGACTCCAAACTCCAACAGGTATCTCTGCTGCGCCTCGACCACACGGCGGATTCCGCCATCGCCCGTGTCCTCTTTCGTGAAATGCGGTTCGAGAAAAAGTTTCACAGTCTGATTGCCTCACAGCCGATTACTGGATAGTCATGCTGAACAATTTCCCTGAATTCAATTCCGTTCCAGCCCTGCCCCAACAATTCAATGAAACTCTCACGCGTGAAACCATTCAGGTGTGGATTGCGCTCGCTCCCGTAGATATAGCGCATACATTTTACTGAATCGCTTTGGGCAAATTGTCTCACAGTCATTTCGATGTCCGGGAAATCAATCAGTAATCTCCCGCCTGGAACTAGAACTCGTCTGGCTTCCGAGACAATTCGCCGCGCGGTTTCTGGTGTAAAATGCTCGATGGCCTGAATCATCACGATTTCTTCTACATCCAGCCACGGCCATGGAAACCGAGTTACGTCAACTTGTTCATCAATGAAATTTGTTTTCGGAAATCCGATAATGCGGTTCTGGTAATAGTGTGCCAAGTCAGTCGGATAATAATCTATGACGTTGCCATTCACGATACAGCCCACTCGATCTACATTGACGTAACCGAGTAGGTATACATCACCGCAACATAGATGCAGTTTCATAATCGCGAGCGAGCGACTTTCGTCAGTTCATCCGTGCGCCAGATTCCGAAATGCCAGATCGGTTCGCGAAACTCGCCGGCGTCTTGACCGAAACGCATCGGTACGGCAATCGTTGGACCGTCCTTCATCCGAAATCGCTCACCTGCAATCATCTCCGCGTGTCCCAACTCATTCGCGCGCGCCGGTTTTTCCAAGTCTCCATACGTATCCCAGAATCGCCGATGATACAGATGAAATCCGACGCTACAAATGTAGGAATCCTTGCTGCGGGCTTTGTCGATACGCCACCAATGCATCCCGTCACATTTTACCAAGTCCGCGCTCGTTTCTGGGTCTTCTCCCAAGCTTCCCCAGAATGCCAACCGCGAGAATCGCACGCATCCTATTTCGGGATGGGTCAGTAGCAAATCTACATCGGGTGTAATGTCGAATGGAAAACGCGGACACATATCATCGACCGCCATAACCCAGATTTCGCCACCATGATGCGCGCAGGAATTTATCATCCAGGACGGATTGCCCACGGTCTCAATCGTCAATTCCTGCCCGTCCGCAATCTTCTGAAAATACTGAAAGTCGTTCGGATTGCTTCCACCATCCGCGATGTGGAATTTCACCTTGCCCGCATACTGAATTTGTTTGCACGCGCTCAGCGTCATGGCAGCATACCAGGGACGGCGGCAGGTCAGAATGCAAATCGTCAAGTCAGGATAGATCATACCTCGCGCCGAAAAATCTGCAAATTCTTTTCGAGCCAATGGGTCGCCATGTGCGTATGTGTCCACATCTCGACCAGTCTCAGCGTTTCCGCCTGCGCGTACCGCAGACCGCGTGATAACATTCGCTCGCGCCAGTATTCCGGCTCCTGGCAGTTGTAGTGATTGTATCCGACCTGGCCAGGAATCGCGGCGGTGAGAATGAGCCTCCCACCTAACTTGACGTGCTTCGCCAGCGTATCGCAAAACACGTTCGCGAACTCGGGTTGAATGTGTTCCGCAACTTCAATCGATGTAACCAAATCGAACTGCCAACCCCAATCGAACGGATAGCTCAAATCGTGTTGACGAATCCATTCCGAATCGTTCGGCAACAGGTCGACCCCGTGCGCCTTGATGCCGAGCTGCCGTGCGAGCCTGACCATCGCGCCTGTCCCACAACCCACGTCGAGGTAGGAAACTGGCTCGCCGAACGCGGCGAACACCGCCATAATCGCGAGGCGGTTGCCGCCATCGAATTCCTTCAGACCCTCAAGCCAGGTCTGTTGCTCTAGCGTAGTTTCCAACATGCCATTCCCAGGTATGCCTCAATCCATTTTCGAGGCGCGTTAGCGGCTGCCAACCGGTGCGCTGGATGCGATGCGTTTCGAGGACGCTGTGCTGTGCTTCGCCGACCTTACTTGCGCGATGCAGAAACTCATTCGGCTTGCCCGCGATCTGCGCCAATATCTCGCACACTCGATTGACGCTCGTTCCCTTCCCAGTCCCGCAATTGAATGTTCCGTGCATCTTCAATCCACCGACATTTAAGTTTGCCCGTGCGATGTCTTTGACGAAGATGAAATCGCGCGTCTGTTCGCCATCGCCATTGATGGCAAAGTCTGACTCCTCACCGTTCAGGAACCGGATACAGTGAGGAATGAGTTGGTTCTCGCCAACCGGGGCTTGGCGCGGACCGTAGACATTGCCATAACGCAGGATGGTATAGCTGACTCCGGAATTCTTGATGTACATTTCTGCGGCTAGTTTCGCGATGCCGTAAGGCAGGTTCGGTCGATAGTCTCCATCGTCCTCGAAGAAAGGCGGGCGAGCATCTGGTGCATAGACCGCGCTGGTTGAGGCGAAGACCAAGTGCGCGCCGAGTTTCTTCGCCAGCATGATCATTCGCAGAGTTCCCAGGATATTGACTTCCGCATCGAACTCCGGGTCGTCGATGCTCCTACGCAGGCTAGGTTGCGCGGCTTGATGGAAGATGATGTCGATCTGGTGATCGCGCGCAAGGGTCGGCACATCTATCTCATCCAGAATTGAGGCACAGTAGAACTGTGTCGCGGCGGGAACGTTCTCGCGATAACCGTTGGATAGATCGTCGACGACGATAACCTTATGCCCCGCGCGCAAAAGCTCATCCGCGATGTGCGAGCCGATAAAGCCCGCGCCGCCTGTGACCAGTGTATTCATTTGCTCTCCGATCCTGGGATGGTAACAGAACCCATCCCAGGATGACAAACTCAAAACCGTTACGCTTGCGGACTGTAGTAACTCGGAGGCGTCTGCGGACTGTAGCCACCGCCATCCACATAGTACGTTCCGCTCGGATCCCAGTCGCGCTCATGGACAACCGGCGTATAGCGGATGCTGGTCAGCCGACCCGCGATCATCGGCGTGAGCAACAACAAACGCGGCTCGGTTTTCGCCATGAGTTGGACGCACCAGTTGTTCGGTGGTTTACGATGCCATGCGAAGCGACCGCCGTCTGACACGTCGAAGAACCCGCCGGGTGCGAACGCCTGCGCCGCCGCTTGGAAACCGTTCGGCGAGGAGTAATCAAAATACTCCAAGTACGTTACCGGCGTGTTTCCCAAAACCTTCAGCGGCACGACGTAGATTTGCGAGGAGTAAACGCCCGCGCCGACGTTGGTCTCAGCAATCGCATCATCCTGAACTACGGGAACTTTCTCGCCGTCAATTAGGAGGTACGATCCCGCGCGCATCTGGTCGCGCAGGTTGACCGAATCGGTCGCGTCCACAACCGACGTTCCGCCCGCGCTGTCCGTGCAGCGGTAGGTATAGTACGAACACGGCCAGCACTCGGTGATGAGGTAGAACAGCGTCGGGCGCATCGCGAGTGCCCAGGATGCTGGGGACAATCCCATCCGATCCGCGCGGTCTCTCAGCTCGCGCATCATCCACGTCAAGTCCTGCACCATTGTCGTGCAGGCCGTTCCGACGTTGAGGTTGCCGAAACTCTTAACGTAGGAATCCGCCGCCGGGCAAACAACACCGGTCACCGCGTCGCGATAACCACTGTTGATGAGAATGTCCAACCCGTAGAATTCCATGTAGCCGTTGTTGAGCGTGTTGTTGGTTGGATTCCCGGTGTAGATTTGCGGAGCAAAGTCGCGTGACCAAATCGTACCGAACTCGAACAGTCCCTTCGCGATGTCGTTCCCGACTGGATTCCCCATTCCTGGAATCGTCGGCACGTTTGGATTTCCCTCATCGAACGGATTGTTCATTAGTTGCAAGTCCAGGTGATCTCCGCGATCCTGGATTTTGCCGAACGCATCCAGTTCGAAGACGCGCGTCTGACGCGAGTATCGCCCGAATACGAACTGATGCATACACAGTTTCGACAAGCCCGCGTACGGCGGATCATCGCACGGTCCAACTGGCTCGCTGCCGGTCGAATCCGTGACGCCGGTGAAAATGCCGTAAAGCGGATTTACCGTGTTCGCGGATTTCGTCGGCAGGATAGATTGCAAGCCGCGAATCGGGAGAACCATCGCGGAGAAGATTGGCTTCTCCAACGCAAAGTGGGAGAACAATCCGCCGCGTCCGTGCCCCATGATCGCGTTGGGCGTCGCGGATGGCACATTGCGCTGCACGCTGCCGCCATTCGATTCCTGGATGAGCGCGCGGGCGAGTTGTTTATAATCAACGTCCATTGTCAAACCTCCTCAGATAGATGATGGCTCTCCGTGAGTTCTTTCACTTCGTAGGATTTTCGGGCTGACCCAAGACCATTTGATTGACGAAGGTCTCGAAGTAACTTTTCTTCGGGTCGTCGTGCGGTTTCTTGTTCGCGTCGCGTGTAACAGTTGACGCGGCTTGGCTCGCGCGGAACCCGCGCGGGGTCTCGCCTTCCAATTCCTTCAACCGCGCATCGACCGCGTTGATGGCCTGCTGAACGGTTTTCGATTCCTCGACCGCCGCGCCCATCTGCTTCGCCATGTCCGCGAGCATCGTTTGCATCTGCGCCATCTGCTCGACCATCGTTTTGATTTCCTCAGCGGACATGGCGCGCTTGACGATTTCCGCGATGAGTTTTTCTTCATCCACGTCGCGCGTCACCATATTCTGCGCGGCGCGGTTGGCGGTATCGGCGCGGTCTTTGAACGGTTCGGCATTATCCTTGCCAACCAGCTTGACGAGCGCCTCGTAAACTTCTTTTCTCATTCTCTTCACCTCCTGGGTTACGCCGATGGACGTGAGTAAGGAACTCGCTCGATCCACCGGCACAATCGAGATTTCGATATTTTCGCCTTTGGTGTAAACGGGAATCTTCACGCCGCGCGCCACTTCGATGAACGTAGGTTTCTCAAGTGGATCGAATCCAATCGAGGTCGCCCAATCCTGGGAATCCTTTTCGAGCGCGTCCATCGCGGCGCGGGCGAGGTCGGTCTCATCGAACGTTCCCGCCGCGAGGTAGAGCGCGTCGTCGCGCGCGAGATAATCCGCCTGACCGAAACGAATCAAATCGCCCTGATGGTAGAATCGCAGTTCGGGATATTCCTTCGTCTCCTCGGCGCGCGCGATGAACGAATCGAACAGCGCGCGCGAATCGATCTGACCATCGCGATTTAGCGCGGCGGTTGCGGCGATGGCAAGCCAACGCGCTTTGCCATCCTTCTGACGAATGACCGTTACGCTCCGCGATTCACTCGATGGGATGGGGATTTCGATTCTCTCTCCCAGCGTCACGGAATCATCCGCGCCGAGGGTCACGTTGACGCGCCAGATTCTGCCCTGACCCGAACAGAGCAGATACATTTCGCTGCCTTCGTGGTACAGGTCGATGGGGTCGAGCACGGTCTCTGGGTCACGTTCAGTGCCTGGAGGATAGAGAGTCCCGTAAATTTTATCTTGTAGGTCACTCATGGAAATAGCGCGCTCGGTTAGGTGTGGCTCGAATACTGCGCGGACTTGCTCGAATAGTTTTCGGAATGGATTCATTGCACCTCGCTGTTCTTTTTCATGCCACTCGCCCGCGTCGTTCTGCTCGTACTGTGTCTTGATGGCACTCCACGCAATCGCCATCGCGCAGGACTCGCGATCCTCGCGCTCGGCACACGTGCCGTCGTACGCCGAGTTGAACGCGGCGACGCCAATTTCAATCGCATGGTCCGGCAGTTTCTCGAACGCGGCCGGTGGTTCCGATACGGTGTATGGCATAGTTCCTCCAAAAACAAAAGACGCCGAGAGATCGTAACGCTCTCGGCGTCCTGGGCTTGCGCTATCAGCGCGTATTCAGTTCGCAGGTCAAAAGACTAAATTTGAGAATAGGTCAGTGCGGCCAAATCGAAAATCTTTTCCTCGCCGCGCACGCGCACCTGGAGCAATCCCCTTTTCGGGTCGAACATCGCGACGAGCTTACCACTGTCCAACTCCAGCCTAATCCAGTCCGGATGAGGACACCAATCCGAGGATATTATACTAGGATTCGGACTGGATGTAAAGAGTCTATCAGAGTAGGCGGCGTCCATCGTCACTCACGATACGACACTCACAATTGTAGCCGTTGCATTGCAAGGTCTCTGAACCTGGCTCGCGGGGAACGTAGCCACGCGAGATAAACCACTTGACCCGATGGCGCGCGCCGTTCAGTCCGTTGCACGTATCGCAATGCTCTTTCGTGCGTCCCAGTGTCCACGTCCCCGATGCGTTGGATTGTGCCGAGGCGCGCGCAAGGTTACCGAGCGTGTTGAGTGCTTCAACCCACAGTGTCACGCGCTCCGCGATGCTGGACTGCGCGGCTTTGTCCTTGCGCGCGTCAACTGTCGCGTTGGCAAAGTCGCGAACGTGTGTCACTTGTTCCGCGATCCAACCGGCGATAACCTCACGATCACCGACATCTATTTCATCCTCGTCAATTCCCATCGCGCGTAAACCTTCTACATAAACGCGCGGCGCGGTTTCGCGAATCAATGCCCGATGTGCACGCGCCATGTCCGTTGCATCCATTCGCCCTACGAGCGTATCGGCGATGAAACGATTCAGCCCGTCGCGATATTCGGATGTGACCTCGCGAATCGAGCGCGCTTGTGTAATTGCAACTGGCTCCGGCTCGGCGGATTCCTTTTCCTCATCGGTGAGCGATTCACTTGACGTTACATCCTCGGGAACGAACTCTTTCGGAATCATCTCCAAGTCCGCGAGGATTTGCTTCGCCTGACCCGAATTGAGAATCGCTTTTTCAACCAGACTACCAACCGCATCCGCATCCAGCTTGAATACGTCGGCCTGTTGTTTCTGGTCGCGCAGGTCTTTGCCGCTGAAGGCGAAGATGATCGTGTCCGCAACCATCCACTCGTTCGATTGGTGCGTGAACTGCTTGCGCCACGCGGCGAGATTCTTGCCCTTCGCTTTGTCCTCCAGGATTTGCGATTGCTCTCCGCTGCCTAACGGTCTACCGGTGAGCGGCTGCAAATCCTGCACGTCGAGACCGATGGCGTTCGCAGTCAATAGCGCGCAGTTGTTGAATTGCTTTTCGTATTCGAATCCGTCCGGCAATTCCGCGAAGTTGATCCTAGTATGCGTGATCGCAATGTCGCTCAACGTCGGCACAACCACCGCGCCCATGTATTGAATGTTCCCACGTCCGCGATTATCTTCCTTCGCGGATTCAATCGCGGTGCGGAGCTGCGGTTCGCTGACGCCGCCCACCATGTCTACCGCCAGCGGTCGCTCACCGGAAACTTTCTCGTAGATGTATCGCTCGATGGCTTCGAGTTTCTTGATTGCGCCGTGACCGCGTGAGGCCGCGCAGAGTCCGATGCCGTAATGCGTCGCGCTGGGACTTGGCATATCTGCGAGCATGACAATCTGATGCTGACGCAACTCATGTTCCGCGCCCTTGTCGTCGCGATAGTACGCGACGATCTCGGAATCGCCGGTGCGAGTGACGCGCAGGGAATCGAGATGCACGAGACCTAGGATACGCGAGCCACCGCCCTTCGACGCTCTGACAATCTCTATAAACGCGCCGTTATCGGTGTGAAGAAAATCTTGGAGATGTTTAGATAACTCATCGGTGAGAAACGGCATGAGGAGGTCTTGCGCCTGTTGCCGTAGGCGGGGAGTTTCGCCTTCGACTTTCCAGTCGAGCGATGACATTTTCGCAATCGCGATTCCGACCGCGCCGGTCCAGAAATCGTGATAGGGTTGATAGAGCAGTTGACGCAAATACCAGTCGCGCGCCGGCGACCAATACGCTGGCAATCCACCGGACTTGACCCAGGACGGGTTGAGCATCCAGTGAAACACCGGTACCTGGGTTTCGTCGTCGCGCGTGACGGAATATTTCTTTACGTCGTATTCGATGGGCATGGGGTTAGCGTCTCAATCATTTCTTGACCGTCGCGCACAAGACTTAGAACAAAACCGTGTTGAAGCATATCGGTTCACTTGGAAGATATGTCCACATCTTTGACATCTTCTGTTTTCCCAGTCCTTTTTTGATCGCAGAGTGTCAATAACTAACTCCTACGCAATCTAAGCATCCAGCATAATCCTCTAAGTGCATCCGGTCCGTGATCGAAACGCTTAATTGGCCGCTGGGTCTGTGGATCGTAGGCATAGGATAACATCTCAGCGCGCAGGTGGCGGCAACGCGGATGGACACGCACGCGCCGAACCTGGTTTGAATCTTTCGCGAGCCACGCTCTCAATTCCTTGATCGTCGTATCGACCTGTTCGGTGCATTGCATCGGCATCATCTGCGCCGCCATGATGCGCCCGCGGAATTCCGCCGAGCCCGGACCGTGCGAGACGAACGTCGGGCGCGGATAAGGTAATTCGAGTATTGCTGAAATGTGCGAATCGGTCAACACCAGGCATTGATAGGATTCCGCGAAAACATTCAAAGTCCCATCGGGTCGCAATTGGCATAATAGGAAAACCCGGGGATGCGCATCGGCGACAAAATAGCCGGTCTGCAAATCGCGTCCGGCGGATTGGGGCGCGCTGCCGGCGGAATAGCCATCGTCGCACGCCCAAAAGATTTCGCCCGCGCCTTCCTGGTATCCCGCTTGTTCCGTAACGCTTCCGTCGTTCTCATCCCAGACTTCATTGTAGACTAAACCGGCGGTACTGGCGCGCTTGCCTTCGTACAATCTTGCGCGCAAGACGCCCGTGAGATTCGAGAGTCGCGCAAGTGTTTCCTGACCCTGGGTCGTAACGTTGCCCTGCGCGTCGTAGAGTTTCGGATTGTCCTTGAACGTGCTATTGAGAATCTGTAATTTGCCCGATGATTCGCGCGAGTAAATCCAGTGCGTCAGCGGCGCGGGATTCATGTCGCCGAACAAAATACCTGGGACAATGACGCCGCCGCGTCCCGTCGTGCGCGTCGAGAGAATTTCCCACCCGTCCTGTTTCGATTCCTCGCATTGATTGAAATAGACCGCATCCAACGAGCCGGACAAAACCTTCCCCGGTCTGTCCATTCCGACGACCCACACGCGCGACTTGTTCGGGTATTCCGCGAAGAGCGCACCCTCGCCGCCGAAGATTTTCACATCACCGCTCGTCTCGATGAACTCGCGTTTGTAAATATCCCAAACCGTCGCGGGAATATCCACGTGATACTGACGCACCATCGCGAGACGCGCGTTAGAGTATTTTCGCGCCAGCGCATCCAGCAGATTGAGCGACGCGTACGTTTTGCCGGTTTCTGACGCGCCTTCCAGAATAAATTCCGCCGGTCGCGGTGGGTTGACCCAGGATTGGATTGTTAAATTATTGCCGCGAAACTCGAAAGACTTTTTACGTTGGGGTTGGGCTATTCTCTGAATCAGGTTCCGGCGCTGGGCTTCCTCCAACGCCAAGGCCACTGATTCCAAGTGACTTCTGGATGAATTCGACAAGTTCAGCATCGGTCATCTTGTTAATGTCAATGGGTTGTGGAACTTTACCCCAGCCGTGCTCCAGGATATTAGAATGGTCAGCCGCGATCTCAGACTCGAACATTCTTTCAATGAGGTTGTAAATGCGCGCTCGTTTAGATGGATCATTCTCCGCAATCTCTCTACCCACATCTCGAATCAGATCGCGCAATTCATCATGATCTTTCGGTCGCCCGTGATAATTGCGGTTAGGGTCATAGCCCGGCTTGAAACGGTATCCAAACTTATTTCCCTTTTGGAACCTTCCCGAATTCGTTTGCTTACCGTTTGTGCCTCTTACGGTTAATGTTTTTTTACGATGAGCCATATAATAAATAGGAACGGCGCGGAGAGGGCGAGGACGCGGAGCCAGAATAGAATAGGATCAACATCCATCAATTGATCTGGAGGGAGCGAAAGTAATTCGTGATAAAGTTCGAGTTTCTTTTTCGTGAGTTCAGTGAGATTCATCAATTTGTTCCGTGAGCGCGCGCAGGAATTTAAGGATGCATTCGTAACAGATCAAAGTACCGTAGCAGTCGAGCGGACAGCGGGAGTGGCAGAACTCGCAGATGGGTTTCTCGTTGGCGTATCTCATTCCGTCACCCCGCGCGCCTCATAGGACGAGTGGAAGAAAAGGAAATCGAACAGCATCCACCAAAAGTAGGCGGATGGAAACAGCGCGATGAGGTAGATCGTTCTGCGGAGCAACCGGTCGGCTAGGTCGTCGGGTCCAACCGGAATCGCTTCGGAAATCCGCGCCGGGTCTAGGGCGGTCGTACTAGCTAGTTCGGGCAGCATAGAATCCAATTCCCTCTTTACCTGGATACCTGGATACCTGGATAACCTGGATAGGTTGGGAATTCGTGCTTATCCAAGCCCCCCTACCCTTCCATTTCCGAGAGTGGGGTAGAGCGCTCACCGGCTCTACCTTTGCGCCGGCCGCGAATCTCCAATGCCCGGATGATGCGCTCGTACTCACCCCGGCTGATACGCTGGCCGTCCTTGAATCGATAGTCCTCGTTCGCGCCATCGGCCTTCAACCAATGCGACCTGGATTTCTCGTCATCGCCAAACACGCTCAACCGGTTGGCGAACTCATCCAAGTGGTTTACAAATGCATCAGGTGTTTGGCCTACGTTGCCCGCGCCATCTGTCAAGAGTGGCATGTCTAGCATTTGCTCGAGGCGAAACTCCAGTTCCGCCTGCCGGAAGCGCGATTCAGCTTGTACGTCCTTGCGCTCGTCTCGCAGCGTATCGAAGCCGAACCACGTGTAGAATCCAAACGACACGCCGATAGCCAATGCCGCGCCGCACGCGCCGAGCGCCATCGTGCGCAAAACCCATGAACTCATTTCAATCCATGCCCACGATGCTACGCCCAACGCGACAATGAATACCGTCGCGACAAATGCAAAGCCCGGCAGCGCGCCGATGAAATGCGCGGTGAACTCATGTGCCAACTCGCGAGTTTGTGTGTGAGACGCGGGAACGGCATCATAGAATTTAGTCACTTGATTTTGGGAGGTGGGGGCAGCCATCGTTGAGGATCGTCTCTTTCGTGTTGGATTGCAATGCGGGTGATGATGTAGATAATCACCACCATTGCCAGGCCGAACAGGAAAGCGAAAACGAGATCATTCATCTTACCATGCCACCATTATACTACCCGTTCCCGGATTTGGCAATAGCCCAATTTGCGCCGAAAACCAACATGGGAAGATAAGGGAACTTAAGCGAAATCTCCAAAAACCTGCTCGCCACAACCCCTGAGAGGCGAGAAAATGACCCCGCGTGTATGATTTCACATAGGATTGGGCTTGACGCAAATTGCCACTTGACAAACTAGCAGAAATGTAGTAGAAATAGAGTGCAAAACTATATCGGGAGGCGCAATGGAAGAAGAATTCAGACAACTCAACGTCAGAATTTCCAGTGACCTTTTTGATCGCTTCGACAGAGCGCGCGGCAAGGTTACTCAAGCAGATGCAATCACGCAAATTCTTGAATACGTATTGCCTCTGATTGAGGGAGCGCAGTCCGCGAAGCTATCAATTGGCAAAGGAGATGGCAAGGCAAACAAGATCAAAGTCACCTAACTCAATCCCCGAACGCCCCCTAGGGGAACAAAATTCAAGAGGAGTAGATATGTCAAACAGTCTAGTCAGTCAATTAACCGCCACCGCGCAACAGGAATCCTCAGGCGGCGGCATCATCGGCAAAGTCAAGCTCGAAACGGGCTACAAAGTTTTCGTTGCGGGTCTGTCCAACGCCGATTCATTTTTCCCCTGCGACTTTGACAACGCGAAGTCGAAGGCCGCGGCGAAAGAAAAAGCACAAGCCCTCGGTAAGCCCACCGCGTCATTCCAGACGATTGTCTATAAAGATTCGGTCAAAGGTCGCGATGTGACCTGGCAAGGCGACCGCTATTTCACCGTCTCGTTGTGGACGCGCGAGTTTAAGGAAATCGTTCTGCCGGCGTTGGGCACGGCCGGTATCGACAAGCTCGGCGAGCACTGGGCGCGCGTTTCGTTCAAGCCCGAATTCGATGAGACCTTCGCGAATCGCAAGGCGAAGGGCAAGGCGAAAACAAATCAGGCCGGCGAAGAGGTTCCCGATCTCATCGCGTTCGTCGCTGAGAAATACGCGAACGAAAAAGCCGCCGAGGCCGCAGCGGCCGGCGACAATCCTGCAAGTCCTACGCCGAAAGTCGCGAGCGCGAACGGCTCAGTGCCAGCAGCTTGGGTCGGAATGGAATCCGACTGGGCAAAGCTGCGTACGCAACTGGCCGCCGAATATGCCGACAAGCCGGAGAAGATCGTCAAGGCCGCGCTGGCGAAGCGCAGCGAGGAAATCGGCGTGACGGCTGATGAGATCGACGCGGTGGTCGCGTCATTTGGAAGAGCATGACAAAATGAAGCAGGGTTGAGCGGAGCAGAGCGGAGCGAAAAGTTTGGGCGGCGGCGTGGATGGACACGCGAGATACCGATGGCGCGAGAAACTGCACGATGAAGCAGTCAGACTTGTTACCCCGGACCGACCGGGGGTGGGAGCGACTCCAGTCTCAGTGATTGGAAGTAAACCGTCGGATGCGCGGCGACAGTAACCATCTATTCTGTCTCAGTCGGTATCAAGCCCGGCCCGCCCAAACTTGCAATTATCCAAGTTGAAACAGGGAGAGCAAAATGAAAAAAGATGAAATCACGATTGACGGAACAATCTATGTTCCGAAATCTCAAACATCTCAAAATGTGAATTTGCGACCGGCACAAGATCATCCATTCGAGATTGGCAAGGAGTACTTTATCCAGACTGCGACACACTACTATGTCGGTACAGTACGCGCGGTATCAGCTCAAGGTGTGCAATTGGAAAACGCTGCCTGGATTCCGGACACTGGACGATTCAACGAATTCATCTCAGGCAAATCAGAGGCAACGGAAATCGAGCCATGCGGAACGACGTTTATCTATTTCGGTGGCATGATTGCCTCAATGCCACGACCTAATTTACTGATTGAGGTGCAGTGAAATGAACGCGATCATGCTTCGAAGCTCATCCCTGATCTCGTGGTTGTGGTTGGGGTCGTGGTCGGGGTCGCGGTCGGGGTCGCGGTCGCGGTCGCGGTCGTGGTCGCGGTCGGGGTCGCGGTCGCGGTCGCGGTCGTGGTCGCGGTCGTGGTCGTGGTCGGGGTCAAAATGATCTACCGCACCAATGATGTAACTAAATGGACGCAGGCTGTGATCGCGGACTCCCAAGTTTTGCCGGGATTGGAGACCATGACCGGCGCAGACTTGCTCGTCAGTCCACTATCACAACCCAGGATGAGTATAGTAAATGAATCTTTACCGTCGCGCACCGCGCTACACAAACACCTGCGCGACGGCTTGCTCGTCCAAGTCAAGCGCGGCCGCGATTTCACATCCTCGATTCCAGACCTAGAAGAAATCCTATTCCGGATGCGCGAGCATACCTCGCGACCCTGGCTGCTCATCGTCGCGGACCTCAAAGCGAATCGGGAGGGACAGTGTATCGTGGATGGACAGGATTCAGGATTCAGCTGGAACGCGGTCGATGGCGCATTGTGCTGGTGGCAATTGCGCGGCGGCATGGTGTCAATCCTGGGTCGCGATGGATTGATAGGAGAATGGGTCAAGTGCTGGGTCATGCGACTCGAACGATTGGCGAAAGAGCCGGCGAAACAAATCATCCGACCGACGCAACAAATTCTGTTTCGCAGTGATCCGCGCTTGGACATTCTCGCGCAATTCCCACTGCTCGGCGCGGAGCGAGCGCGGGCGCTGCTCGACTCGCAGGGAACTTTGGCGAATTGTCTGACTTATCTCTCTGACCGGCACAGTCCAGAATATTGCAAAGTCGCTGGCATCGGAGGTGGTATCATCGAAAAATCGATCCAGCTTTTGGGACTAGGCGAGAACGAGATTTTATTTCGCACGTCAATTCAAGAGGAGGCAAACGAATGAAACATGACTGGCAAACAGTAATCCATTCCCGCGCAATGCAAGATTTCCTGGGCATAGAGTGCGCGCGGTGCGGTCTGTTTGTAGCTGATGATGAAATAGCGGAGTTCCTTAAAAAAGATCGACGCGCTAACCGCTGTACGCCGAAATCATCTCAACAAGACATAAAAGACAAAAAAGGGAAAACAAATAAATGAAAATACCCCGCTGGCTCATTCCGTCCATTTTACTCATTGTCATGATCGATCAATGGGTTTCTGCGACCGGCGAAGCAGACCCGTATCAAATCACGAACCTTTTCGGATATGTGCTGCCCCATTCATTTTCGCTCACTTCCGCCGCGCGCGGCATCGCTATCATGCTCGCGATCACCTACGGCATTGACACCATCCAATCATTTCTCAACAGCAAACTGGGATGGATGCGGCGGATTGGACACATTTTAATTGGCTGCGTCAGTTTGATGCTGCTCATCGAAACGACCGTGATCACCCCGTACATCATTACTTCGATGAGCAAAACGGAAATGGCGGCAACGCTCCGCACGATCCAGATATTCGGATTCAGCGCCGGTGAGCAAATCTATTTTTTGTGGGCGCTAATGGTTGCGATTATGCCGCCGCTTGGAGTCGTCATCGCCGCACTAGCATCTATCTCTGCTCCAATCGAAGAGCCGAAAACGATTGTTCGCAAGCCAACGTCGAAACCCGAACCGATTCAAGCAACCATCGTTCCCAGTGATGGCGCGAGCGCGCCGGAGACGGTAACCGTCCCAGTCCCTTTTCAGCCCCAGACGCCGCTGGAGATCGCCCGCGCCAAACGCGCGCAAGCAAAATAACCTCGCGCTTGATCGAGACGCGCGAGGGAATCAAGATCGTCATTTACGAGGAGACGCAATGACAAACCAATCTATTCTACCGGACGAACTACGCGGCGTGACCAAGACCACCGGCTATCGCGGCATCGGCAAATCCTATTTCGTGTCACAAATCGAGAACCCAGCATTGACCGCCTTTTTCGATTTCGAGAAGAAGGGCGAGGGACTGGATGCTAAACTCCATTTTGGATTGTACGTGCCAGTGACGGAGCGCGCGAGCGGCGGCGGGCTGGGAATCTATGACGTGTTCATCCAGGAGATTGAGAAACTACCAACGGGTCGATTCACTCATGCGATCATCGACAACACCGCGCCACTCGAAACCGCCATGAAAGCGGAGGCCGCGCGTAACGCCGCGAAGTACGCGAAACAATTCGGGATGGACGCGGGGAACATCACCGCGAACCGCTACGGCGGCCAGGGCGGCGTGGTCAATCATCTCATCAGTGAGGCGATTTGTAACGTGTTGTGGTCGCGGGGAGTGAAATTGATTAGCGTCACGGCACACATCCGCAACCGCTGGGCCGGCGGCGCGCAGGTCGTGAACTCATTCAACATTAAAGGCGCGGATCGCTGGGACGAACTTTCGATTCTAACGCTCGTGATGATACCCGGCGATTTTGCGCCGGTGCCGGCGGCGCTCGTGATGAAAGAACAACTCGGCGCAATTGAATTCGCGAATGGACAATTCAAGGTCACGCGCCGGTTACCCTACCGCCTGCCGCGCGCGACCCCATCAGCAATTCGCGATTATTTGCAAAGCCCCGCGAATCTACATAGTCCCGCGCCGGGTGAAACGCCAAGCGATGAAGAAATCCAACCGTTCCGCGAGAAACTGTCACGCGAGCAGATCAAGATCGTGCTCGCGGAGATTGAGCGCGAGAAAGAGGAATCAGTACTCACGCTGAAAACAGTGGGGATAACAGGTTCGGATAATGGCAATGCGGAGACTGATGAGACGTTGACGCCGCTGGAACGCGCGCGGCGGAAACGAATGGAGCAGGTATCGTGAGAACCTATACACGTACCCAAGTCCTCGTGATGCTCCAGCGCGAGGTGGAACCTTAAATTTTCAAGTACCCCTTGACAAAAGGGGTATTTGTGTTATAATTGAATTGAATAAAATGACAAACAAAACACCCAAAACGAACAGGCGCGGCGCACCCAAGAAAAGCGGCTTTATCTTTAGAGTGCCCTGTCGCTTTGAAACCGTAGAACAGTATCGCCAAGTGTTGCGAAAGTTGACAATTGAGCAACGCGCGACAATTTTGTGGGAGAGAACAGGAAAATGAGATTTGGCCTTTACCATTGAGACGGTCAGTGCCGCACCGCAGAGCCGGCGCAGAATGGAAATCACAATGGACTCACTTCCTCGAATGCTCGTGACCGGCGAACCGATCCACAACCCAAACTTGACCGAAACCCCGCGCCAAATCGCGACCCGTCTCGCGTTGAAATGGAACGTGGATGCAACCCGAACGGAAAAAGCGATTGAGATTGCCGAGCGCAATCATATCGACCGCCTGTTCAACGGCAACTATCAAATCGCATCGCAGAACGACGCGAACCATTTCTACCAGGTGAATCCGCGCGAGCATACCTGCAACTGCCAGGACTATCTCAAAAACCATTCCAGCGCGATTGACCAGGTATTTATCTGCAAGCACCAAATGGCTGTGATGATTCACCTTGAACAAACGAATTGGAAAGTAGGTGTGAAATGAACGTCAAATTGATGGATTCTAACAACCGAACGCTCGGCGGCACGACCTGGGGCAACGGCGTCACTCACGCCGCGCGCGGTGGGATGATGGAATTGTGTTCTGACACGGTCATCCACTTCTACTCAGATCCGATTCTCGCGGTGCTGATGAATCCAGCACATAGGAATTTCGACAGTCTCATCGCGCGGCGGTTCGTCCCGCATGGTAAAATCATCTCCGACGGGACAAAGTCCGGGTGCCAATCCGGTACGACATTCGAGACAGTCGAGTTGCCGGAGATTTCACTCGAAGCGAAAATCCACTTCGGAATTCTCTGCGCGCTCAAAGTCTACAAAAGAAAATCATTTGCAGACTGGGCGAAAAATTGGCTCGACGGAACTGACCGCACGAAGGAATCCGCCTACACCGCCGACGCCACCTACGCCGCCGCCGACGCCACCTACGCCGCCGACGCCACCTACGCCGCCGACGCCGCCCACGCCGCCACCTACGCCGCCGCCTACGCCACCTACGCCGCCGCCTACGCCACCTACGCCGCCGACGCCGCCCACGCCGCCGCCTACGCCGCCGCCGACGCCACCTACGCCGCCGCCGACGCCGCCGCCAAC